AGATGTAACCTTGCTTGAATGTTTTCCCACATAGCCCCATAAAATCCAGCCAATACCCAATTACTCTTTACGTCTTGACGTAGCCCCTTCATATCCCCATGTGCTTTCAATGCTCTGGGGTCTATCGCCGCTATACGCTCCGCCCAATCACCATGAATGTCATACCGCTCCTTCAATAGCTTTCCCAAGCGTTTATCGCCACTCGCCATAGCGATTACTCTAGGCTCTATCTGGCCATAGTCGGCCGATACCATGATATAATCACGGGGCTTTCCCGTTCTAGGATTGGTCTTTGGCGTTGTAACAATTGCACGAATCCAAGGATGTTCCCTCATAGGGAAATTTTGTACATTTGGTTCCTCGCTACTAAGTCTACCTGTAACCGTAAACAAGTCGTTGAATTTGGTATGCAGCTTTCCATCAGGATATATCTGCTTTCCACCGGGAGCGCACCCATCTATGTATGTGCTTTTCAGCTTGATCTTTTTTCGCAATTGCAAAATAGCTTTTGCAATCGGAAGTTTGATTGCCCCCAATACTTTTTCATCCACGGAATAGCCCGACTTGTTTTTCCGTGTTTGCCCTTCCGGCCTACCCAAAATATCCCGGAACAATACAGCAACTTGATCGGGCGACATTGGGGAAAATTCTTCCCCAATCTTTTTCTGGTATAGCTTTGCATCCTTGCTATTGCTAATCTCTTGCTTACATTCCGCTATCTCTTTTTCAAGTTTACGTTGAAACTTCTCAACAACAGGGGTATCTATAACCAAGCCTTTTTGCTGGGCTTTCACCAAAGTCAAGCATCGTGATAACTGACCCTTATATGCTTCCCATAATCCCTCTCGTTCCAACTCCGCTTTCTGTACTTGGTACAATCTTGCCGTATACTTGGAATCAAGAGCGTTATAGGTAAGTAGTTTATCAACAACTAGGCTTGCTAAATTCTTCCGGTCTACATCGCTCTGTACTTTCAAGGGGAAGCCAAAACGGTACAAGCATAAATGGTCCAAACCAAGACCGCCACGTCGCTCATCCAAAAAATAAGCCTGGGTCATCGTGTCGCCCCAGCCAGTTCGCTTCCACGGCGGGTTATGGCCAAAAATAGAAGTTAGCCATTCTAGCTCGAAAGGAAGGTTGTGGGCTATTTTGATACACCGGCTACGTAGGAATCGTAGAATGATTCCTTGCAATTGTTCATAATCATCAGGCGACCAATTCGAGTCTTTATGGCTAATTGGAACGGACCATGATACATTCCCATCGCTAAAGGAAATCGCAAGCAATCCTTCCACGGGTCTTTGGAGCGAATAGGGCCTCAAACGATCCGTTTCAATGTCAAAAGCTATCTCGGCCTTAGAATCAGCCCATTTGGTAAGCTGCCTATCCAATTTGGATAGCCCCTGAGCGTCCCTAGCGTAGCGTAGGCCACTTTCCAGGTTTTCTAGGCTTTCCGGGCTAGGATCGCCCAAACCCCCGCTTATACGCGAAGCTAGGCGTTTTAGATCGAGGTTAAATACCATTCCCCAATCCCCGCTCTGATCTTCCCCACCAAAATCACCACCGGAGCGAAGAATAAATGCCGGATGGAGAATTGGGTATAACCAGCAAGTATGGCTACCCACTCGAATGGGGATAAACTTTCCCCGCCACTTCATTATTCCGTTTTCACCGATTGCCCATAGAAGGGCTGTTGCTCCAACGGCAACCAATACTTTTGGTTTTGTACGTTCGATGCTCGCTTGGACGTTATTCCTGCACCGCTCTATTTCTTCACGCTCGGGCGTTCTATTTTTTTCGGGGCGACATCTACAAGCATTGTCCCATCGAATTGTGCAATCCTCGGGTAGGTATTTTTTCAGCACATTCCGTAAAAGTTTTCCGCTACGGCCAACAAACTGCTTTCCATCCCGATCTTCGTCGGCACCAGGTGCTTCACCCAATATGTAAATGGTTGGTTGTTTGTCCCCGGTCGGTTTCATTTTAGGACTGTTCAATTCATCCGAAAGTAGCTGACAACCGTCACAACCCAATTCTCGAAAACGGCTGTAGTCAACTACGGCTAACTGCTTTTTTGATCCTCCAAAGTATTTCCTAGCACTTTGACGTTTTGTTTTTGTCTTCTCTGCCCTAGTCTCAAAAAAGCCCATGGACATAAATCAAATCCTTTCACGCTTGGAAGCATTATTGAATATCGATAATGATTCTTCCTTTGCGGCAGCAATGTTCTTAGCCGCTTGCTTATAGTACGATTGCTTCAACTCAATTCCTATACCTTTTCTCCCATTCTTTACAGCCACATAAATCTCGCTCCCAATACCCATAAACGGCGTAAGTACAATATCATCTTTCTTTGTCCACAAAGTCATGCAACGCTCAATCACATCCAACTGAAGAGGGCATATATGACGCTCATCTTCTTCGGATCGACCCTCACGATAAGGCAGTACGTTTGTTTGCCGAATATCAAACCATACAGGACTGGCATACTGTTGCCATATCCAGTGGCTACGTTTATTTGTCTTTGCGTGTTTGTGGCCAATAAAAGAATCAAACTTTTTGGGAATAGACCGGCTACCGGCATACTCTGTTAAAGCATCTGGATTCGCCACGGGAACTGGATTTGTACCTTTCTTTCGGAATGCAATCACATAATCAGGAATAACCGTTCTACAAAAAGCAGAATCCTTCACAATCTGCTTATGAGCAAGTCCGATTGCTTTGGTCCTGACGGCCGCTATCAAAGGGTCTTTCCAAATTGTGATTCTAGGCGTATGTTGAATGAAACCAAACTTTTCAAAACAACGGATAACGTCGCCTGGAAAATCCAATATGCCGATCTCTTCGCCGTTACTCTTGTGTGTGGGCAAATCCATACAATGCACGGCAACAATTCTGCCCGGCATCATCACACGCCCCAACTGCTCAACGAGGTATCCGAAATGGTTAAAAAATACCGCATAGCTATTGTTACTCAAATCTGCATCATCATCGGAATAGCAATACAAGGAAGAGAATGGGGGTGAGAAAATACTAAACCCAATAGAGTTGTCTTTTATATCGGGCAACACTTTTATGCAATCGCCACAATAAATGGAATAATCTTTCGTACTTTTCTGCATTGCTACAGCCATGATGGAAGTTTCACTTTCTTAGTGTATTCTGTACTTTGTTGTTTTTTGACTTGGAATCGGGACATCTCCCGAACTATTCCATCATACAATTCTTCCGCCTGTTTTTCCTTTCGGAGCATATTTCTTAATACGCTTGATTCGGCCTCGCTAGTTACTATATTCACGGTAACTTGCCGTTCCTGCCCAAAACGATAGCACCTACGAATCGCTTGATACCACTGTTCCCAACTATTGCTAGCAAAGAAAGCTACATCGGAGCAGTGTTGCCAATTCAAGCCAAATCCAGCAATAGTTGGCTTACTTACAAGTCGCTGTATTTCTCCACGGCTAAAAGCATTTAATTTTTCTTCCTTCGCATCATCGCTTTCGCTACCGGAAACTTGAACGGCACCGGGAATCAAAGACGTTAGTAAATCGCCCTCAACATTCAAGTGGCACCATGCAATAAATGGCCTATCTTTTGGAACTAAAGATGCTACTTTCTCACAACGCTCTTTCAATGTCCTACGTCGTTCCTGCCGCTGCTCATTAAGCCCTATAGCCTCTTCCACAAAGAATCGGCCGTCAGGAGGCTTACTTGCAACTTCATGTTGCACAACATTCAATGGTGGTAAATCAAACTTTCCATCGTCGAATCCCAAATCGGATGGTTTGCGAACTGCCCTTGCCCATGAAGCAACCCAAGCCCAGAATCTTTTCTTCGCATAGCCACGTAATCGCCATTGGCTTGTTGTTTTCCCATCATGGGTAAAAAACATAGCGAGCATTTGAGCGTACCGCATAATGCGAAGCACTTCGGCGGAATTTCCAAGCTCCATAAAATCATTGGGCGCAGGCGTAGCAGTACCCAGTAAAATATACTTGATTTTAGCAGAGAATT